TGATAACTTCGTCATCTGCCAATGCCAGTATATCTAAATCTGTACCGTCCCATCTGATTTGTACGTCCTGTCCATCACCAAAAGCCAGTATATCACTATCTTCCAAGTAGATGTCTATTCCATCGAAAGCTAACGTTTTTGCACTTGCATCGAATATGATATTATCGTTTGCACTCGCACCGTAAACCCAGATGTCAAAAGATTTCGAACCGTCTCCGAATCTCATTACTGAATTATTTGCTTCACATAAAACATCGAAATATGTTCCGTCCCAGTCCATAGTAACATCTTGAGCGTCTCCGAAAGCCAGTACATCCTCATCCTCAAGATATATATCTATACCGTCAAGGGTTAGAGTTTTTGCACTTGCATCAAAGACTATATTATCAGCAGCAGTATTACCGTAAATCCAAATATCGAAACTGTTAGTACCGTTTCCGAATTTGATTACACTGTCATCTGCTAATGCTAATATGTCTAAATCGGTTCCATCCCATCGAATCTGAACATCTTTAGCATCTCCAAAGTAGAGTAAATCATCATCTTTTAGTTGCAGATCTACTCCTTCAAAGTATACCAAGTTTCCAGATACATCGATGTATACATAGGCTGCAGCACTCGCTCCAAACCATTTTAAGTCTGCTGATAGAGTTCCGTCTCCTACGTTAATTAGACTATCGTCCAGAGCCACGACTACATGAAAGTCCGTTCCATCCCAAGTCATTCCTAAGTCACTGCCAGAACCAAAGTAAACATATACACTATCATTGTAGCTTGCTGAAGTTTCTTCCGGTAATACTAGCTTACCATTAGCATCTACATAGACTTCTACATATGTTCCCGGTGTAGCAGTTTCCATTTTAATTTTATTGCCATAGGATATTGGAATATCGCAATCTATACCATCTGTAAAAGCTCGACTTAGAAGTTTTTGTACATCTACGCCTATCCCAGTATCTATATTAGCTAAATCAAATTTTGCCATTTTTATTTCACCCCTTCCATTAATTTAATTAGTTCTTTTTTCTTTACTTTACTGTCTATTTTGAGTCCCATATCCCGGGCCTTTTGTTTAAGTTTAAAAAAGTTCATATGGTCGTATTCGCTGCTAGTCTTCCCTAACTCTCTGATAGAAACTGCTTGGAATTCTTTTAATATCTTTACCAGTCTTCTATCTGAAGTTATAAACCCCCAGTGCTGTTGGAGATTAAGACTGCCACCCTTATAAGGTATGCTTCTGGACGGCCCGAAATTGAACACCTCGTACTCTTTCTTTGCCATTTTTCAATGCCTCCTTTTGGCATTACTATCTAACTTTCAGATTTTTTATCATTACTACTGCAGCAGGGTTACCTAGCAATACGTCAGTTCTCATACTGTAGAAGAAATAAGTTGATTCCTCTGAAGCTTCTCTCTGGCTTTCCATTTTGATATCTCTTTGGATTCCTATCATCAGGTTATCCTTATGAGTTAACATACAGTCAGCTCCATCAAGAGTGACTTCCGTAACTGCTTCTCCCTCTGCTGTAGAATGATTCCATTTTAAAGCAGTTGTTAGAGTAAAGGTAGTTCCGTTAATAGAATCAATTTCTACGGTCTCTTCCTTATATTCTAAACCAGCTTTATGGAACCAAATAATATCTCCCGCTGCAAAATCGGTAGCGTCGCTAACTACAATAGTTGTTGAGCCAGCTGTAGCATTAGATGCTAAAACTGTCTCTCCACCACCTGCATCTACGGGTTCTTCGATACTCATAAGAGGGCAAGGAACTATCGGAACTTTACCATAATGTAATGGTCCTTCTCCTAAGATTGCCTTGTCACCTAATATGCTAGACCTTGCTGCCAACGAATCTATATAATCTTGTTCTAATTGGTCATTCATAAAAAATCTTAATCCGGAAAGTCCTCCGGCTAATTTCTTATATTTCGCAGGCATAGATTTGATAGCCTTTGCAAATTTGAATTCCCAATTATAAGGTGCGGAACTATTCTGTTCTGCTATATATCCGTTAGTATACAAGCTAAAATCAGTTGACCTCGCATCCAGTATTGTTGCTGAACCGGTTACATCATTCGAGCTTTTTAATATGCGGTATCTCCAACCATTCCACAGTCCGTTTAAGTCGAGTGGACTAGTTCCATCCGGAGTCTTTTTGCCTGCCCAATAACCTTCTTCCAAGTCATTAGCAATTTGAGCGGTAATCATCCTCATCAGATGATCTACAAAAGCATCGCCTTCGATGTTGTCTTCTAAATCATCATCATGGATTTTGACTGCTCCTCTTGCTTTTTTGGTAATTAACTGGTCTCTGTTTGCAACTGTGCTTTGTTTGTATTTGGTAGAGTCGAATATACTATCAGGCCATAAGACCTTTCCAGTTATTCCTATTGTGCGGACATTTTTGGTTGATTTATTCATTCTTACAATTTGTGCATTTCCTTTTAATACAGATTCGTCCACGATATAATCAATGAATCTATTTGCTTCTTCCGGAGCAAAATCTATACTCGCAGGAAACATACCTTTTATAAACTTACTTTTGTTCATTAGTTCTATATTCTTTAATGGCATTATTATTTCACCTCTCTTCCTTAATTTTCAATCTATACTATTTGCCTTGGAAAGATTTCCAAAGTACTTTTTTCTTACCATCTGTTCCATCTCCGCCTACTTGTTCTTGGCCATCGATTTGTTTCTTTATACCCTTAATCTTTTCTACTGCTTCTAGCCTTTCTGTTAGTTTGCTGATGCTTTCGTCTTTTTTAGAGATACCTTCTTTTATCTCATCTAATTTTTTGGTAATTTCTTTATCTTCTTTGCCTTCTTCAGTAACTTCTTTCTTTTCCGGCACAAGTTCTTTCATTACCTTTTTAACGATTTCGCTTATCTTGTCTTCAGACACTTCAGCTTTCTCGTCTTTCTTTTTTGCTGATTCTTTTTTCTCGACATCAGTCTTATCTTTTGGCTCATCTTTGCTCTCTTCAGAAGTTTCTTCTTTCTCTTCTAAAAGAGCATTTTTCATTACAACTCCTATGGATTTTTTAAGCTCCTCGGGAAACGATTCTTTATATTCGTTTATAACTTCTAATGATTTTTCGATTGCCTCAGATTCTTCTTTCTTTAATTCAACATCTTCTCCAAAATACTTTTTCAATAATTCTTTTACTTTCATTATTTCTTTCACCTCCATATCATTTTTCATTAAGTAGTATCTATTCGAAACCATAAAACCATTTTTCTCTTTGCCTTGTAATGTATAAGAACACGAAACGTTACCACCTACAGGAGCGTATTCTGCGCCGAATTCTCCTACTGTTACGCCAGTCTCTGCCTCATATAAGTTGAAGGAAAAATCTTTTAAACCTTCGATTGCCTTACCGTTTACTCTTATCTTGGTGCCTTCTGCAGTTCCGTTGCTTTTGATAGATACCGACAAATCAGCTTTTATGATTTTGACTATGCCTTCCGGGTTGCCTTTATCATTTTTGATAAAAGCATACTTTTTTCTGTTTGCTCCGGTTCCTTTTGTAAAAGATAATTCTCCAACATCTATATTCTTTAAATAAGCTTGCATAAACACCTCCATCTCTGAATAATTTCCGCAAATAAAAAAGCGGATGCGAAGCCCTTGTAATTAAAGAGCTTCAAACATCCGCATCAGATTCCCTGCTCCGGGAATGTGTTCGAATTTTAACTTCTTAACTTATACTCTGTAGTAATTCTATCATATATATCTTCATATTGCAACTATATTGCTTTATATACTTCTTTGCGTATGTTCTTTGGTATGTTTGTATAGGTTTATGCCTAAAAGCTCATATAATTCTCGTGTGCTTCTTTAATCCATCTTTCTATATTCCAGCCCTGTTCTTCCATAATTCTTTTCTGATGTTTAATTTTCAATGTATTACGTAGCTTCGCGTTTCTGTGAATGGAATCTTCATTGCTAACATGACATTCCCAGCAGACCCATTCTATTGCATTATACTTTTCAGAGAACTTTCTCATACTTTTCGTTCCACCAAAAACGTGATGCGGAGATAGAATTACATTTCTTTGACAGAACGGACAGATACCTTTTCTAAAAGCATTCTTCATTAGTTTAATGAGAAAACTCTATCAGCTTCTCCCCCCATACTGATACCACCTAATTCTCCAGACTTGATTTTCTTCCAGACTTTTTTATCGTTTATTTTACATACTACGAACCAGCTGCCTTTCTTTACTTTTTGTTCATCGAATTGTACATCAGTTGGCATGATATAAGTTTCCAATAAATCTACATCAATACTCTTGCCCTCGTGCATTATCTTGAATTCCTTTTTGCCTAAATTAAATTTGTGAGCTGCCTTTTCTATCTCCTCTGCTGTTGCTGCATCGCCTTGAGTATCTACTTCATCCGGAGCGTATACTACAACTCCAATTATTTGCCTATCAGTGTCCATTTTAAAGAGTCTTATTGATTTGTTCAGATGTTCCTCAGGTTTCCCTGAGCCCGGTCTCTCGGCTCTTCTCATCTGGCCTCCACACTTCGGACATTCTATGTTAACGCAATGGACAACCGTCGTCATTTTGTAACCACATTCGACACATTCGCAATTAAATTTCTCAGCTTTTTCTATACCTTCGTCTTTGTGAATTTTCACCCATTCTTTTGCTTTGGCCATAGTGAATTTGTCTACATCAAAAAGGTATGTAGCTATAATCTTTTCCTTTCCACAGTACAATGCTTTAATACCTTTCTCTTTTGATATATCTATAGTCGCGGTAATCTTACATTCATTCACCGGTATTCTATGGTACTTGTCGGTTGTTTCCGGTTTGCTTATATCGACCTTCTTAGTGATTTGTTTAGGCCTGAGGACAATATCGAATAATGGAATATAATTGCTTTCCGGACCTTCCATCTTCCAGATTACGTTGCATTCTTTCTTTAGGATATCTGAAATAATATCAGACGCAAACTCACCTAACCCATCGTTCTGTCCTTCCCTACTTCGTATGATGATATCAGCTTTTTCTATGCTTTTAGGATTTTTAATATATTCTCCGG